GGTGCAGTTCAAAATGTTATACGACAGTATGGAACTGCCGACAGGGCAAGTCGAGAGGCCACACCAAATATTAGCAGGGATTGTGCTTTTGGGGATTCAGTCTGAATTAGAGATCAAGACTTCAACACAATTACTTGGCCTTGAAAGAACGATAGCCAACATAAAGAAATAGTATTAGGAAAGTATGGTTTTATCAATAAGAGCTCAAAGTCTTAATTACATTACCTAACATGATGTGACTCTTGTTGATAAGGTGACCTCGACTGGTGCAAAGAAATGTCCTGTTTTTTAGTTAACCAGTCCTCCTTTTTGGTCATATCAAGGAGAAAGAAACCGGGCTCATTGAGTCCGGTTTTTTTATTGCAGCTAACATATTGATATTTAATGTTTCACCCCAATATATACAAGGTCATTAATTGGTTGCAGAGGGTTTGTATGCATAAGTGGTTCGAGAAGTTACATAAATCGTTAGAAGAATTAAAAAAAACAATTGAAGATGCATCACTTCCGAAAGGAAACTTCATTGAACTGTATGGATGGAACCAGACTCCACTAGACAGTGATGATCTAGTGTATTCAATAGATAACTTTATTGATGATCTAAAGTCTTATGAGCCTGACGAAAAGGAGGATTATCATCAATACATCGATGGTTTGGCAGATAAGATTGCATCAATCGATAAAATTGCAAAAGGTCATTATAACAATACAGCAGGCCACTTATTGGAATTAGTTCCTAACATAGCGGTTACTATTCTTGTCATGCAAAGAGACTTGGAAAAAATGTTTTTTAATTGGAAAAAATTAGAAGACAACAAGTTATTGCCAAGAAATTTGGTTAGAAGACTAAGGGCAACTGAAGCACGACTAGAAGCTCTTGACACTAGTAGCTCGGGTTTGGAGCAGAAAGTACAAACTATTAATAATGCGCATGAAGCTGCCGAAAATCTACCAACAGACCTCCAAGAGTTACAACGAACACAACAACAAATTACTGAATTATTAAACACTTCGAAAGAAATGCTTACTGAAATCCAACTCACGGAGAAAACAGCAGGTGTATCTTTAAATAATGTTCAAACCCTAGAAGCAGCAGCTCACTCGAGTAAAGAGAAAACTGACAGCTACGTATTGGAATGTGACGAGGCACTTCAAATCGCAACTACTGAAGGGTTAGCCGGTGGCTTCGACCAAAAAGCTAAGGAGCTATCTGGCTCTATTACAAAATGGGTAGTTGGGTTGATTATCGCACTTGTAATTGGAGGGATATTTGGTGCAATTAGAGTTAGTGCGCTTACGACCGCACTTAATGCCGCTACACCTATGAGTGTTGGTGAAGGCATCATTCAAGCAATATTAACGATTTTTTCAATCGGTGGACCTCTTTGGTTTGCTTGGCTTGCGACACAACAAATAAATCAGCGCTTCAAGTTATCCGAAGATTATGCTTACAAAGCAACTGTAGCTAAGTCTTATACAGGTTTTAGTAAGCAAGCTAATCGGTTTGGTCCTGATGTAGAAGAGCGACTTTTCAATACAACATTAGATAGATTAGAAGAAATGCCTTTAAGGCTCGTCGACGGTAAAGATTATAATAGTCCTTGGCACGAATTTGTGGATTCTGATGTGTTAAAGCAAGCTATTAATATGGTCCCGGGTTTGGCAAGAGAACTAAACACGTATGCTAAGAATACGCAAAGAAAGATGCCGAAAATGAACATTGCAGCCAATCAAGCAAGCATAAATCCGGACGACCAAGATAATAAACCGAAGCCAGAACAAGCTTCTTAACCACATTCGTTGGTTGTACTTTAGTGATAAAGAAGCCGAGCTCACTGAGTTCGGCTTTTTGCTACATCAATCTTGCAAATCAGACTGCATAGACTTTAACAATTGTCTTTTAGCATCCATAAACGCTTCAGGGTCTATGTCGTCTTCTTTAAGGTGGTTGAAAACTAACTTAATCTTTTGGGATGTTTCATCGCTTGCAACAATCATAGCTGCATACAAATAACCTACACACAAACTTAGGTCTATTGGTTCAGTTACGAATGACTTGTCGACAGCTTCTAAGTACTTTGAATAAGCAATCCTTCGTTCCTTATTTAAGTCATGATTACGAGAGTGTCTTAGCTCTAACGACTTTAGTTTCTGAAGGTTTTGTGACTTTTTACTTTCAAGAAAATAATTAGCGACCTGAGTAATGAATACACCACCTAAGGCTCCTATTAAAGTATAAACTGCTGGATCCATAATCTTCCCTATGTGAATGTAAGTGTGAGAAATTTAGTCAATTTATTGTAAGTACGATATTACTAAAAACTTCACACGACTAAAAATTACTTATCGTTAAAACGAACAACTAGCGCGCAAGCTTGCAACTAGAGCAAAGTAAAGTTGTGTGAGTGCTGATAGATAGGTCGAATTTACCCCCGTGATACAACACGGGGGATTTACAGCGAACTGCATTCGAAAAGTGGATAACTTTGAGTAAGGAAAACGGTCATGAACAGATGCTACTTAATCTGACCAGTAAGAGATTTTTTATGTATCTCAAACATGGAAGCTAAAAACTTGTCGCCATATTCCCCACATCCAAATTTAAGTCGGTGCCTTTTTCACTTTGCGCTTTCTCAATCGCAACGGGCTTATCTGATTTGATGGTCAATGACACTTCAGATTTACTTTTCACGGTTTGGTTACCCAGTGGGCTATATGCCGAGCTTTGTTTCATAGGCTGAATTCCTCCGGCTTGATAAGCGTGGTAACCCTGCTCGGTTTGGGTTTGCTCAGTTCGATTTTGGGTTTCATTGGTCGTAATGCCAAGCGTCGCGCTCTTATCTTCAATACGATTGAGCTTAGCGGCTAAGTTATCGACTTCTTGGCCCGCTTCATCGGTTTGAATTTTCCACCCATCAGGGATGAGTGCGTCTGGCAGTTTGTTTATTAGCGCTTTGAATTTATCCCACAACCAACCAATGCCGTCACCAATCCATTTAATGACTTTGTCTAAACCAATAAACTTATCGATTAAATAAGTAATCGCGATTACCGCGGCGGCAACAGCGGCTACTATGAGCCCGATTGGGTTTGCCAGAACAGCCGCATTCAAAGCAATCAACGCCACTTTTAGAATGGCGACCGTCGCCAGAATCCCTTTGAAGTTTTGCGCTAACCAAAGAAGCCCTTTACCTAGCAGTTCAAAGCCTTGATAAAGACCATCTACGGTTTGGATAAGCTTTTCGATAAAATCGGTTCGCCAGGCTACGTTCTTAAACTTCTCAGAAAACTGGGTGAATGCTTTGGTCGCTTTTTCCATGATGGGGGCAAGTGCTGCAAACTTCATAGAGCGAACGCTTTCTTCGATCTTTTGCAGAGCATCATTGTAGGCTTCCGCTTTCGCCGCATCTTCTGCAGTCGCACCGCCACCCAATGCATTGAGTTCTTTTCTTGCTGCCGTTAACCCTTCAGTGCCTTCACGCAACATGATCAGCATTTTGCGACCGTCTTGCCCAAAGGCCGCATCAGCAAAGGCCATTTGCTCTTGCGGCGTTTCAAGCTGAGAGAACTCTTCAAGGAGCATCTCATAAGCCTGCTTGGTGTCTTTTGCTCCCTGTAAGTCTTTATGCAGCGCGTTCTCACTCTTCTTGAGGTAAGAGCCTAGCGCACCTGAGCCCGTTTGTTGCAGCACTCCAAGTCGCTTGGTAAAACGAAGCATGGAGTTAGACAGTGCGTCAGAGCTTACCCCCGCATGTTCAGCTTGGGACTGCATGGCTTGGAGTTCTTGAATGGGTAGAGTTAGGGTCGCCGATGTCTTTGCCAGGTTGTCCATTTCACCTGCAGCGCCATTCACTTGTGTTACTAACCCAGCAAAGCTCAAACCACTTAAAAGCGCGGCGCCTTTTCCTGCCGCTGCAGCGCCGACCTTTGGAAATTTGATCGAACGGTTCAGCTTTTGAATCGGGCTCATGACTCTTTGTAAGGTGGTATAACGCTTACTAAGCCTGCCAATTTCCTTACCGTGTTTCTTATAACTTCGATTCAGTCGGTCGTATTCATCATCGAGATTCCCCGTATTCACACCTGTCTTTTTTAACTGGGCATCGAGTTTCTCTAAGTGCGATTTATACCCCTCTTGCTCAGTGTTCAGTTTGCTCAGCTTAGCTTGCTGCTTTGTGATTTTCTCCGTTAGGGCCGCACTTGGGGATTCAACGCCTACCGCTTTTACTTTTAACTCTTCAAGTTTTTCGCTGACCGCAGCAACTGCAATGGCGTTCTTGTCCATCGCTTTTCGTGACGTTTTTAAAGAGTCAATCATCCCCATTGCGGCAGAGTCATCAGCCTGTGTCTTCTGTACCTTCTTGATGGATTTGGCGTAATAATCGCTCTCGCCACTCATCCCTTTGAGAACGGCTGAAGTCTTGTCTTTCATATCCATGAGAACAGACAGTTTCATTTTCATTATGGATAGCCTTTTGTTGATACAAAAAAAGAGAGCTTATTCGCTCTCTTGTGGTGTTTGTTCGTGCCTCTCTCGGGCAAGCTCTCGAAACAGTAATAGATCGTCGTAGCTGAGTTTGTCTATTTCGCTTGGCGGCCAATGGAACACAAGGGCGATATCTGCGTAATAGTCTTCAACTCGCTCTATCACTATTCCGTCGCGACGAAAAAAGAGGCAAGCGTCGTGAGCAATGGCGCCCAGTTCTCTGGAGGCATATTGATAATGTCACGCTCATTCAAGCAAGAGATTCGAGGCAATAGCGTTTGTCCTGCCTCAAACTTCATTCCGCACACATCTATCAAGCTTAATCCGCGCAGATGCCCAGAGTGTGGCTTGCTGATATCAATATGCGTCAGCGCTTTACCATCTTTTTCAATGGGCGAGGCCAGTTCCGCGACCTTGACTTGTGACTCGTCTTTAATGGGGTTGGTCATAGCCAAGCTCCTTTTGTAATGCTTCAAGTTTCTTCTTCACGCCGCCTTTCTGCGGGTCTAGCTTCATCACTAGCTCAAACAGGTTGTGCGCCTTTTCTTTGTCGCCTGCTTCAAAGTGCCAGTCACCGACAAGGCGGAACATTTTCACTTTGAGTGGGGCGTTGGTAGCAAGCTCACCCGCCAGTAAATCATTTACGGCTTTAAGCAGGTATTCGCGCTTGTACGCTTTCTTTTCTGTGTGCGCTTTGTGCGTGTACTTAAAGACGTAATCACAGAAGCCCGTTTGACCATTCACTTTGAAATTAGCCGGTGTTTCTAATCCGCCATCGATGGCCGCTCGAAAGTCATCGTGGATCTCTTCAAACTGGCCAAGGTCAAAGTGCCACATATAAAAGCACCACATCACATCAAGGTTGCCGTAGTCGCCTTTGTGAGTGTCCAGTAGCTTTTCAACCAATGGTCGGTACTTGTTAATGAGCTCTTGCTTGTACGGATCTTTCTCTTTCGAACCCGACAAGGTGCGCAAGTAGCTTTGGTCTTGCTTAAACACGAGTTGCGTTTCTTCCCAGGGCCTATCAGCAAAAGCGGTGCGAACGGCTTGGCTTACTGTTGACTCGTTCATAGCGTCAACACTGTCGATCGCTTCAAAGGCTTCAACCGGTTCTGGCTTTGCCTTCTGAGCCTCTCGTTTCATCAGTATGGATAACATGGTATTTCTCCTTACTGCGGGATGAGTTCGTCACCGTTGAAGAGCACTTCAAGCTGACCATCTTTTATCGCAACCGTAAGCGGGTCGACTGTCCATGCGCCTTTCAAGGTGTAAGCGCGGCTTGTGTTCGTTTCTAAAGTGATGTCTTCACCCACAAAATCTGCAATGGCTTTTTCATCGGTGTCTTGAGCGTGGATGATGGTGCATTTGATAAAAGGCGCATCCGAGAATTGTTCCGAGAAACCCAAAGGGCCATCGTCACCCATTATGGTTTCGCGCTTCATGTTGCCTAGGCCATATTCCGCCCCTTCTTTGATGGGAAGGCGTCCCAATGAACCGGCGTTAAGGACAGCACGGCTAGTAATTTTTGTTCCCATGACTTACTTCCTAAATTGAATTTTGCCTGCAACGATAATCAAACCGTTCACGAACTGCGGTGAATCTTGGTAGTTGACGCGCTGCTTGTTGGTTTCATCTAGCTCGACAATGAGCGACTTTTTGTAGCCTTCGAAATCTTGCACGATGCCTTGGTATTCCAAATCTCGATACAAGGTCAACAGCTTGGCTTTGAACATGGTCGGCGTCACAATCGGCTGACCTTTGGCAAACTTGGTACCGTCTTTCGCTACCTTATGGCGAGGGTAGACACTTAAGATCAACGAGCGCTGTTTCTGACGAAAATACATGGCGGTTGCCGGTGTCATGACATCGAGGTAACTGTTGTCCGTTACGCCAGCTGCGTTTTCTGTGTAAGCGGTAACAGCACGCTCCACTAACACTTCATTCGCAGAGTTCACCGTGTACGTACTTAACCCTTCATACAAAAAGAGGTTACGTTCAGCCCAGTCCCACTCTTGTTCTGCCAGTGAGTAAACACCGTTTAGCTTGAGTGTTTGCAGGGGTCTGCAAGGGTCGATGGCCAATGATGGGGCGATTTGACCAACCCATGCGCCAATCGCTGCCGCGTCAGACAGTGGCGCTTCTGTAGAGTCACCCAAGTTATTGATGGGCAGAAAGTTGATTAACGCGCAGTTGCTTGTTGGTGCAAAGGTGATGAGCTCTGCGTGTGTGCCTTTCTTGGGTAGATACGCGATACCTGGTACTTGCTCTAATGCGCCATATCGCTCTTCAAGAAAAGTCCCTAACTCACGAATGGTGGTGGTGTCGTTCAATGAGCACATGATGTGGTGATATTGAACGTCACCCAACGCGGCTAAAGCGCTTGCGGTATCACTATCTTCAACACTGACCGCAAAGATAGGCATGGTCTTATCTTGCTTACGGAAATAGGTGATCATTTCCACTATGTCGCTATTGGCGCCAAACGAAGCTGCAGCAATCGTCTCATCCATACAAAGCGTGACTTTGTTTGGCGCGACTGTGGCATCACTGACCGCATTACCGATCGCCAAGATAACTTGCAGGTCTTCTGCGCTGTTTGCCAGGCTATTATCAATTTCAATGTAGACACCGGGAACGCGAGCGGTGCTTGGAACTTCAGCAAAACCAATACTCATTATTTAGTTTCCTTTTGGGCTGTGGGCTTGGCTGTTTTATCGATGACCACGATACTTTTTTCAGCGAGTCTACGTAGCCAGTAAGCGTTGCGAGGTTTATCTTCACCTGCCGCTTTCAGTGGCTCTCGGGTTGTTGGGTCTTTCACTATTAAGCTTGTTTTCGCGGGCTTAATCTTGAAAGTGGGTAGCGCTGTTTTCTCGACTTCTTGTTTATCCATTACGCTGCATCCTCTAGTGCAAAGTGTTCCGCTGCCATGGCGAGTAACTCTCGCTCTAGAGCAGGCGTCCAACCAATGAAGGTTCGTTTGGGCATTTGGTAATTGCGTTTGATTTTCACGCCACCTGTCCATTGACCTGTTTTACTGTTGTAGTGACCATTAACGCGAGTCGTAAATGACACTTGAGCGCCTTGGTTGTGCTCTTGGCCAATGCGGCCTGCGACGCCTTTTAGGCCAACCTCAAAGCTCTCTTCTGTAACGTGAGTTCTTAACGCCTTACCAAAACCCAGCAACATGTTTTTATTGTTCACGGTGTTCTGAGCTTGAGTGCCATCCCATAGTTGGGTTGCCTTTCGCCGCGTTCGGCTTTGGTACGGGTTGTTGTCTATATCTCGCTGAGCGCGAATTTGCTGACGAAAGAATTGTCTTGCGCGGTTGGCCATCCGTTTGTTCAGCTCAAACTTATCACTGGCCGTCAGCACCAAACTTTCCACAACTTGAGTCAGTTGCTCAGGTGTCGCCAGTGTTAATTCACTCATGGCAAATCATCTAAGTGGCCGACAAAGTAGACCAATTCGCCGAGTTGGTCTTCATCGGCTCGTGCTTCGAATCCACTGACACATTCATAACGGGTATCACCTTGTTTCCAATTGCCTTGTTCGTTTTCTTGAAGGTCGAACTCTTCACGAATATCAATTTTAAGCTTGAGATCAAACGCACCTTTATCGAGAGGCTCCAGCGCGAACGTCGGCATTGGCAAGCCTTTTTCCGCTCGCTCTGGATCAAATTTATTGAGCCAGTTGACTAATTGCATGAACAACACTTGCGGCTCTAACTTGGCACTTTGCAAGAAAACGATGGCGGTATACTCAATTTCAAACCCATCGACATCCGCACCCTGACCACAAAACAAGGCGCCATCCTCCGCCCACACATCCATTTTGGCCGCATCTGTTACATGGCTTTTGAATAGGTCTGTTAAGCTTTGCAGCGCTTTCATTACACCCTCTCAAAGCAGTAGGTTTCTTCTGCGTGAATCAACATGTCTATGGCTTGGCGGTACTGCACTTCGCACTCTTCTTTCTTACTGGTGAGCGCTTCTTGTCTGTCTGCCGCTTCGGCGGTGGTGTCACCACTCATTTGCACACTGATTAGTTGAGCGGCGGTCAGTGCGAATACAGCTTGCTTGTAAAGGGTTTCGGCCGAGTCATCATCACCAAAGCGTTCTTGAGATAACTCCGTCAAACTAGCAAAGGGGGTTAAGGTGTCTTTAAGTTCAGAATGCACTTTGATGCGTGACACCGTAGCGTGATGCAGAATGCCTGCCTCTGTTTCATTACTTTGGAAATGGAACAGAGACTGAAACTCTGAAATCTTCAGTACTGGATATTTAGCCGTGGCTGGCAACTCAGATTCATAGCGCTCGTTTTTATCACCGACAAATTCCATGATGTATCCTTACAGGGTTAGGGAATGCAGGCCGACAATCGCGAATAACAGTTAGCACCAAAGCGCACCTGAAACAGCAATAGAGCCTGCATTGAGGGGGTGTTAGTTTCTAGCGGTTGGCTTAATGCCAAGCACCGTTAATCCAAAGCTTCACGTTTTTGAATTCAATGGCTGCGGCTTTACCGACTTCTTCGATCACGTAAGCCATGTTCATCGACTCAAAGTTCTCAATTTGGTCTTTTTCGTCGTTCTTCTTACCTGTAGAGCGGCGAACTGAACCTTCTTGAATGTAGATGGATAAGTTGTCGTAACTGGTAACCATGATGCCCGTTGAAGGGAAGCCTGGTACTTTCACTGCAGGCAGACCGCCATAAGTACCGATGACTTGCAGCTCTTGAATTTTGCCTTTTTCGCTTGGCGTATTACCGTGCGCTTCGTAGAACTTGGCTTTGTCATAAGCCAGCAAATCAGAGCCGATGATGGCCACAAGGTTTGAATCGTTTTCACAGGCGTCATGCAGTAGGTTTTTCGTTTCAAGCACGGCTAGGTCTAGGTTGATGAAGTCACCACCTTCACCGATACGAATTTCACCATCCGCTTTTTGTCCCGTGGTAATTAAGCGATCTTCGTTATGATCACGCATGGCTTGGAACCAACCTTTATTCACATCTTCACCGTTCGGATTAGCGCTAGCATCGGTATTTTTAGCGACACTTACGCCATACCAACCAATGGTGATTTTATTGGCGTCAATCTGCTCTCGGGTTGCTTTACTGATCAAGGCGTTGAAGTTTTTATGGTGCGCCCATGCGTCCAGTTTTGTGTAACGAAGCGCGGTATCAAAGTTCGTTTGCTCACACATGTAAGGCATCGCCCCCATGCTTGAGTGATCTTTCGGTGTACGTTTGCCTGAGCCTGACGTATCGGTACGACTGGCAATCATCCCTGTAGCGCCAAGACCAATGGATTCACCTTTTTGGTTTTTCACTGAGATGATGTTGATTTTGTTAAGGAACCAGCTGCTTTCACGGATAGCCGCGATAATGCGCTGAGTACCATTCGGGCTCACGTTAAACTTCTCGGTTGCATCATCTACATCGTTTTGCGCTGCCACGGCTTTCACGTAGGCGTTGAGTTTTATTTTGGTCTGCTTTTGCATGTTCTTACCTAATTCAATTCGTTATGGGTTGAGGCCGTGTCGAAGCCTATAAGTAGCGCTCTTCGTCATTACCTTCGCCGGCTAACTTGCGCTGCTCTTCATCGGTTAACTTACTGAACTTTTCAATTTGGCCAGTTAGGTTTTCTACCTGTGAAGACAAAGTCTCTACCTGGTCTTTTAGTTCGGTGACATCCGTACTGTCTTCAGGTTCAGCGGGTTGCTCGGGCGGCTTACCATTGGTGTTTAACTTTTCAACTTGCTCATTTAACTGGCTGAGTTGTTGCTGATTTTCTTTACCTTGCTCAATGCTTTGCTTGAGTAGCTCTTCAAGTTCTTTACTCATGTCGTCTTCTTCCTGTTGTTGTGAGAGCTGCTCAAGTTCACCTTCGCCCTTAAGCCAGCGTTTAAATGTATGGAACATCGAGGCTTCTTCCTCGGTGTCTTTCGAGAGTTGTTCTGGGGTAATTTGAAAGCTCGTTGGGACGCACGCTTTATCTTTGTTGCTGGCAGACAGTTGAATCTGGGTCGTACCTAACGATGCAGGCTCATCAGTCAGGGCCAATCCGGTCAGATAGGCTTTCCCTGTGTCTGCAAACTTTTCATAGAACTCACATGAGGTATGTAAAAGCTGTCCTTGCTCAGCCATAAGCAAAAGCATTGAATTTGGTTTCAGTACTGCGAGTAGCTTGTCTTCTTTCTTTTCGACAGAGAGGACAGAGCCGTACTTGTTACTCCAGGGGTAATGGTCTGCATTAATTCGAGCTGTATAGATGTCTGGGTTGTAAGTTTCTGCAATCTCATCAATGATTTTTTGCTCAATGACTCGACCATCAATGGTTGCTCCTGCCTGTAAAATACAAATTAGCTCTGATTGGAACATGCCTAAACTCTCCTAAATTCGATGATTCCAATTTACCCAATGCCTCTGCCTTTTTGTATTTGTCCTAGTTCTAAACACTTGATATAGAAATCGTTCAAGCTGAGTAATCACAGGCGCTGTAGCACTATGCAAACATGGAAAATAATGTTGTTAGCGAACCGCTCTATACCGCCGACCAAACGAAAGCTTTGGGACTGTTTTTACGTCAACGTAAGCCTGCTGAAATTGCAGAATCGGTTAATGTGGCCACTCGCACGGTTCAAAAATGGATAACTCAGTTTGATTGGAAAACGCTGAGGGATGACGCGCCCGTCGAATTAATGATGAGACAGCGCATTGCTTACTTGATGTGGGTTGACCAAAAGCTTGAGAGCCAAGAGCGAGAGCTCAAGATGTTGCTTGAACAGCAATTCAAACGTGATGAAGCAGAGCAAAGGCGCAACCGACCAGCTGGCCGAAACGATGGCGAGCAAAAGCGTGGTCGTAAGCCAAATAAGACGAAGAACGATGTATCCCACATCACCAAAGAGATGCTGGATGAGTATCGAGAGAAAACCTTCTTCGAATACCAAAAGGACATTCACGGCCACAAGCAAAACGATGAGATCAATGAAGTGCGCTTTTATCTTAAGTCGCGTCAAATTGGTCTTACGTTCTATTTTGCCTTTGAAGCGTTTGAAGATGCGGTGCTGACTGGCGACAACCAGGTGTTTATCTCTGCGTCGAAAAAGCAGTCGTATATCTTCAAAAACTACATTCGTAAGTTTGCGCTAGAGATTGGTGAAGTTGACCTAAAAGGTAAGGACGACATCGAGCTTAGTAACGGCGCAAACCTTGGTTTTATGTCCACCAACGTGGCGACCTCTCAAGGCTTTAACGGCCACATGTATTGGGATGAGGTGTTCTGGATCCCCGGCTTTGCGGATTTGGATAATTACGCGGGCGGTATGTCGATGCAATCGCAGTTCCGCACCACTTACATTTCAACCCCTTCCACCATGGCCCATGAAGCCTACCCGAAATGGCAAGGCAAGAAAGAGCACGGCATTGATATTAGCCACAAGGCGCTAAAAGCCGGCGCTTTGGGTGTCGACTTTATCTTCCGCCAAATGATCACGGTAGATGATGCGATTAAGAAAGGCGCGACCTTCTTCAACATGGATAAGCTCAAGCGCAAATATCCGGTTAAAGAGATTTTCGACAATCTATTGCGTTGTAAGTTTTTGGACGACAGCGCCTCGTTCTTCTCACTGAAAGCACTACTGGCGTGTAAGGCAGACAGTTCACTTTGGAAAGATGTGGACCACGAAAAAGCAAGGCCAGTAGGTAATGCAGAAGTTTTGGTCGGTTATGACCCAAGAGGTGGCGGTACGGGTGAAAGCTCTGATGATGCGGGTTTAGTGGTGGCCTTGAAGCCTAAACGTAAGGGCGGTGTGTTCCGATTCATTGAGCGGGTTCGCCTTAAGGGCTCCAGCTATGAGCAACAGGCAGAAACCATTCGCGGCATTACTGAGAAATACAATGTGGTGTACATGGCCATGGATACCAGTGGCGTAGGCTCGGCTACCGCTGAGCTAGTTCGTAAGTTTTACCCAGCTCTGGTCGAGCTTGATTACTCACCCGAAGTGAAACGATTGATGGCCTACAAGTCGAGAGAAATCATTAACAGCGGCCGCTTACAGTTTGAAGCGGAATGGGATGATCTCGTTCACTCGTTCTTAATGATTCGCCAGCAAACCACCAAGGTGAGTAACCAAATTACCTTTATTTCTAACCGCAGTAAAATTGGCTCTCATGCCGATTTAGCCTGGGCTTCGATGCATGTGATGCGTTGGGAGCCGATTGATATAAACAATGACACCAACACCAGTGTCGAGTTCTTCTAGCCTAATTATTGGAGAGGCCAAGTGATAGAGATTGAATTTTCTAACCCCGTGAGCGTGATGAACAGCGACATTCTCAGCTATTTAGAAGTGGCGTTGGTTGATGGTTTATACGAACCACCGATTGCACTCGACACCTTAGCCAAGGCACTGCGCACGAACCCGATGCATTCGAGTGCGATTGAGTTTAAGCGCAATACGTTAATGCATGCCATTGCGCTGAGTGGATTACTCTCACGCCAAGATGCAAAGCGCTTTATTCAAGACTACCTCACTTTTGGAGGTGCTCACCTTCAGGTGATTCGTGATTACAGAGGTTTAGGCGAAGTCATTAAGCTCAAGCACTTACCGACACTTTACATGCGTAGGCGTCAAGACTTGGGTTGGACGTATAAACCAAGAGCTTACGATGATGAAGGGCGTATTAATTACAAACCTAACCAAGTGTTCTATTTGGGTGATTATGACGTTGCTCAAGAACTGTATGGTTTGCCGAGTCACATTAGCTCTTTGACGTCTATCTGGCTGAACGATGATGCCACCTTGTTTCGTCGTCAGTACTACCGTAACGGTAACCATGCTGGTTACTTGCTGTATATGAACGAGCCAACCATGACAGAGAAGCAAGAAAAGGCCATCAAGAAGCAGTTACAAGCTCAAGAAGGCATGGCATTTAAAAACTTGTTTGTGAATGCCAAAGGTAAAGACACCAAAGCCCCAGAGCTCAAACCAATTGGTCAGGTGGAAGCCAAAGACTCTTACAAAGAAGTGAAGAATCAAACCATGAACGAGGTGCTTTCGGTTCACCGTGTGCCAATTGAGTTGATGAGCATTCGACGCGAGAGTATTACGTCACTCGACTTAAATAAGGTGGATTGGTTGTTCCACAAAAACGAATTGCTACCGCTCATTGATATGATGCAAGAGTTGAATGATGTTGTGGGGCAACCGGTCATCACCCCTAAAAAATACAAACGTTTGGATGCGGCTTAGTATCGAATATAAGAAAGTTTGTCTTTACTGCAGCTCGTGTTGAAGCTGCGCTCTTATCCAAGTTTGTAGCGATAAGAGCTTCTGAGCATTTTCAGCACAGGTTTGCAGGTTTGCCACATCTTCCGCTAAGATTTCGGCGTCTCGCTCGTAACCTGTAGCGGTTTTGGCGGCACCATAAGGGACGGTGGAGGGTTGCTGAATACCGATTGCTCGATTATGCGCTCGCACTGATTGGGCGCGGATGTGCATCCAGTCAGGATCGTTAACAACGCACTGCTTATCAATGTTCTTTTGAGCATACTTGATCACCTCTTTTTCTATCTCTCGAAATTCAATTCGAATATCTGGCTTTTGGTTCGCGAGCTTTACGGCGAGCTGAAAAGCCTCGTTTTGTTTTTGCTCTACTTTGTCCCACAGGGCATTTTGCGCTTTTAAGATTTTGACTTCAGTGGTTGTTACGCCGTAGTCATACGAACAATAAGCGACACCGCTAAGAGCGGCAGCAAAGGCGATGGCTTTAAACAAAGTTAGATATTGGTTTAACATGATCACCACCCATTTAAACAAACGTCTTGTTCTTTGGTTCTGCGTTTAGGAATACCGGCACAGTTGCTTTGCTTGAGTCGGCAGTCTTTACCATTCACAAACACCCACCTTGGGTATTCGTTACAAGCGCCTTGATGATCACCTTGGTTAAACTTCTTCAGTAAGGTAGAGCGAGTGAAATTGCCGGCGCCAAGATTAAAGACAAAGCTCACCATCATGTCGTATTCGCCCTGGTTAGCGGTTTGGGTGATGTGTTTGTTTACCACTTGTTCGGCAGCTGAGATATCTTCAACAAAATACTCAGCCGCTTGTTGTTCGGTGAACACCATCTTTGGTTTGACGCCTTTTGTATGCCCAAGCCCTGCAGTCCACACATCGGCACTGCATTGGTAGGGTTTGAGCCTGCAACCTTCTTCATTCGCGACATGGCTGAGGCCTTGCTCGCTGATTGTTAGCTCTGAATCAATAGTAAAAACAATGGCAAGAACGGAGGCCACTGAGCACACCACAGTCTGTACGGCTTTGGTTTTTATGCTCATGCTGAACCCTCTTTTTTTGAGTTCAACTTGTCCAACTGCGCTTGGCTGAGTTTAGTTGCAATAGCATAGTGGCGAATAGCCATGATGCCTGCGCCAATACCGACCGCAACAGACAAAATTTGGAGTGCGTCATTCACGCCAAAACTGATTAGGGTTGCACTAACGGAGGCTAAGGTTTTCTTTAGGCCAGTGACATCAAGTAGTGATACGACGAGTGCCTTTGCCTCTGATTCATTCATTGGTTTCTCTCTTATAGCTAGATGATTAGTTCCCCCATAAGCAGTGTATCTCTTTGAGTTTTAAAGGGGACTGATGGCATTTCTAGTGTCGAGATATAGAAGTTCAGAGGGCAGGAAGAGAAAACCCAGCGCAATGGCTGGGTTTGAATGTGTTTATGAATTAGTTGGTAGGCGGTGTCGGCCACGGGTTTTCAGTTTGGATTTTGTCACGAGCAGCTAAGGCTTGAGCCTCTATTGCTCGTGCGTCACCTTCAAAACCCTGTAGGCGTTTGATGTTGGCTTCAGCAAACAAGGGGTCGCATACTTGAACGTATTGACTACGGCGAACGTTATCGATTTGGTTATATTCAGCAATGTGTTGATTGCTCTTGTTGGTTACCCAAGCACCGTCAATCCATTCATCGAATGGAGTTGATGGTTTTTGCTCTGTCCAACCTATTTTAATTACACCCAGTTCCGTGACTGTTTCAGAGTTATAGCAATCAGTTTGGTCATAAACTGTTTTATGACGATGGTCTTCAATGTATTTAGAATCAACTGCCTTACCTTGTTTATCAAATACAGCAACCACTGAGAAACCGCTTTTGGTTGCTAGCGGCGGGCTCAACAACGAGTCATTAGGGACGTGATACATACCACCCCGATAATCCGCTTTAACAGGTTCAAGCACCTCCTTTGTTTGCTTGTCGATTGGGTAGTAATATTTATCAAGATTGTTCATATAATCTCCTTAAATTGCAATGGCAGCTGCACGAGACACGTTTCTAGGACGAGTTTCATCCGACCAACTCCCTCCTGAACTCATTGGTATTGAGTAACCTCTATCAGCGGAGACTGCCAACTCTCCTGTAGCCGGTGTCCAGTTTGTTCCCTGTATTCTTTGCCAATAACTATCGATGACACCCCACATATCGACTCCTGCTGCTCCAGAGCCTGTTGGTAATTTATGATTGTGATATTGGAGAGCTTGATTTTGAAAATCATTAATATCCCTACCACTATCAACACCGCGCCCTTGGTCTAAAATACGCAAGAATTCACCTCGAATCTCACCTGTGTTAATGGTGTCACCATTAACAAGTTGCGGATAACGACGAGCCAATCGCCAGTAAACGGCTATAGGCAAATCAACATTGATCTCCATAACCGCCCATTCAGGGGCTTCCGTTTCCAACCAAAAAAATGGCATACCTACTTGCTCACCCGTGTAAGGGATCCAATAAAAGGGCTTAGTGTTGTCCGCCCAACCGGTATGACGGTTAGTTATATCTAATGGGTTCTTTCCAGAAAGAGATTCAACGTTCGAGTACCATTGCCAATAAGAAAGCTCACCCGTCTGAGCATCTTTCGTATAGCAGGTTTCACCTGTCGAGTAAGTTCGAGAGGGATCGTACGGCATCGCCTGCATCTTAGAAGCAAAACGTGCCATAAATTCGGTTTCAGTAAGAAAGTCACTGTTTTGGAATACAAGATCACCAGGGCTACCCGTAACGGTTGATTTCAACGTCAACATCCCCCCGATTCCTTTCGGCAGTGCGACTTTCGGCGTTTCACACTCAATAACTACAGCGTTCGCCTCATCAACGATGTGAACCTTATACATGTATTCATCAAAATGGGTTTCGGTAGGTAAACGCATTTCAAATGTGAGGACGCCATTTTCATCGTAATAACTGGCATGAATAGTAGAGCTGTAGAACTCATACACATCAGCCGATTCAGGTCCAATATTACCCAGTAGCTTAAATTGCTTTATGGTGGATTTAAGCGAACTGGTTAATATGCTCAAACCGTGCGTTGTTGGGATCGCTTGTAATTGGTTCACGAGTCACCTCCTATTTCTAGCAGCCAAGTAATGGCTGTGGTGCATAGATATTGCGCATTGGCGTTAATCGACAGTTCTTGGCTAAACTCTGGAGTAAATGTCATTGCGGTATTTTGATTAACAGCGACACGACCGGCTAATGGGTAAACCCAATGAAACTCTGTGTGAGGCAGTCGTTTTTCTTCTAGTGCTTTAAAAGCTGCGTCATTGTTGTAGCTATACAGGTCTATTTTGATGAGGTTTGGGTTGGCGACCTCGTCATACACGACACCGTTTGAGCCCATCGTCATTAAGAGCCGTTGATAGTCTGAAATCTTCCAACCAAATTGCTGCTCTTCAAACTCCGTTAACAGCGACAGTTCAATCTCGTCATGGGTTTGCTTGAAGTCTTTGGCCATGCCTTTGATGGTGTTGGCAAGCTCTACGTTCTCGGTGTCTTGCCAATATTCGCCTTTGGGTAATAGCCCACGATAGGCGCCTTCAAAATCACCGGCACTGTATTCAAGAACTAAGTCGGAGGTGTCCACGTCACGCCTCCTAATACATGTATCTGATTGTTATCAATGGCGACTTCTCCAACTGGAGAGCGAACAATAAAGTTGTTGGTCACGGTAGAGATAGTTAAGACAATTTCTGTGTTGGTGATGGACTCCGGCTTTTGGGTTGTCGGCTCGATGTTGCCCATTTTCCCTTTCACCAAGTTTTCGAGTGCAGTGACCACATCGTCTCGTACTTCTTGGTCTTCAATACCTTGGACCTCGATATTGATTGGCGCTTGCTCTGGTAGGTAAGCAAATGGATGACAACCTGCCAGTCGGTTACGCTCAAAGGTATCTTGCACTAACTTGATCACTTCAGCGCTTAAGGTTGGATTGTTTTCTCGCGCACCGATATACACTTCCACCATGCCTCGCTGTGGGGTGTTATCAAGCGCCCAAGCAAAATCCACATCCGAGTGAGCCGATACGGCCCACACTTCATAATCCGCCGCTTTGCCAATCAGCTCGTTCTTTTCAAATGCAACGATGACACGCGTTCGCCAGTGCTCGAGTTCTTCAATATTGGCCCCTCCGCTAACACCAAGTGAAAGCACATGGTTTGGGTCAATACCGCTCAGCCCTTCGCTTAACGTAAGCACTGCGCTTTCTGAAAGATTACTATCTACGCCAGATTCAAGTGCAATGACATCAACGGGGACGTTGCTGTATTGTTCTTTGGTGGTTTCGTACTCGTGATTGGTATGCGTTAAACGGGTGCCTTTTTTGATCACCACCGTGCCACCAAGTTCAGTGAACTGGACTCGGCCCGTTGCGAACGTGGGCAGCAATCGAGGGGCTTTATGGCGATTGGCGTGTAGGTATAACCACTCTTCAGAGCAGGTCTCTGGGTGCAACTGTCTGAAGAGCAAATCTTGATACCCATATTGCCCATAGCTAACGCCTGCAATGGCAGCGGCTATCGCTTTGGTTGCGGGGTTGTTTTGCCCTGTAGTAGATACCAGATTAGCTTCTGCGCGTGCAATTAAACTGTCTAGGCTTCGTTGTGTACTCATTGGTTAACCTTTGAAAGTGGAACATCAAACTGAGAGCCATCGGCTAAGGTGATCATCACATTGCGACCCATCTGATTTGGCTTCTCTCGCCATACTGAAACCTCAACCGCTTTAGCGTGGCCGTCTGTAATGAGCCAAGCGAGCGACTCTTCACAAAACCGTTTAGCGAGGCTGAGCGTTTCGTCTGTCAGCTTTGCTCGCTTGAGCGTCCAATCACGAGAGCCGACCACGTTTATCAACTCATTGCTCCAAGTGCCGCCACGCTTATTGCTTGCCATACGGGCGCGATCGTTTTGAGTGGATTCGGCGTAGTTATAAACACTCTGCAGAACGGCGTGGGTTAATCCCTCTGTAGAGCTGAGCGGCGCTGTCAGGGCGGTTAAGTTGAAATGACTCATCCTTTATTTGGCCCCTTGGTTATTCTTGTTGTCCCATCGTCGGTGTAGTCGTGGTCATGCTTTTCAACTTTGACACCGCCGAACGTACCGGACGCGCCACCCACAGAACCGGTGATATCAGCGTTCTTGGTGACTTTCAGATTACCGCCGATTTCTACATCACCGGAAAACGTGGATTTAGGTGCGGTAACGTTCACAGCCGTTGCGTTCACTGTGGTTTCTTGAGCCGATATGACTTCTAACTTTGCGCAGGCGTTTATCTTGATGCCTTGCTGCGTGAAATGAACAAGGTTGCCTTTGTCGTCAAGTATCGCGACTTCACCAGGCTGCAAATCTATTTGATGGCGTTCGTCTTCTACGTTCACGGTGATGCCGCGAGATGTGGTTCCACCAATGAACAGGTTGTAAGTTTTCGCCCCTGGTAATGGACGGCTCATAAACCCGTAGTTGTGCACCCGTTTTATCTTGTCGTTAGTTCGTCCTGTCGCGGTTTTGATTTGTAATCGGCCAGTGGTTGCACCTGTGACAGTGCCGGTGCCAATCACGTTTTTGATTCTGGCCATTAATCGTTGTTGTTGCTGTAGATCACTAGACATAGCTTTGCTCCTTAAACGGTCTAAACAACTCAATCGAAGTTTCCGTAGAGCTTTCAGACACTGATAGGCCAAGCGACTTGATCACCAACATTTCACTAAAGCTTTGCTCTTGGTCTGCCACTCGAATCACCCGGTTTAACCCATCAATGGCCAACTCAGGGAAGATGTCGGCAATCGTGCTTGATGCAGTCAGGCTTTGAGCAATGGCGAGGTTGCGCTCGTATTTAGCACGAGACAGGCAAGCGTCACGGTTTTGTAATTGGTCACAGGTGATCACCATAGTGCGTGAGCTATCGACGTTTGGATTGATGACCTGTGCGCTTGCGTCATCCCACTGGCCTTGCACATCAATGGTGTGAAATTGCTGATTGAAGGTGCGCTTGATGTTCAGGCTGTCGATGTTGTTGCCCGTTTCTAGACCGATATTGCTGATAGTTGCATGCGCGGTGTTTTCAATGATCAACACGCCATTGCGCTCAACCAACATAAAGCCTTGCTCTCGAATGAGCTGCGCCACGTTCTCTACGGGTGATTCTGCATTTATCTGAAACTCAGGGATGACCGGCATACTCTTCACCAGGCTTTTCACTTTCAAACCAAATGGCTTGGCGACATGGCGAAGTAGTTCTTCCACGTTCAAGTTATAAAGCGCATCCATCGTGATGCGTGAATCAATCATGTTGGCACTCTTCGAGCGACCAGAAATGGAAACAGCGTGAGCGCTTGAATCGGTATTGACATCCACACCATCAATCTGACCAATCAGAATCGACTTGTCGTTAAGGAAGAACTCGACCGATAACGGGCTTTCAATACTCATAGGCTCAATTGAGCAACTGAACGTGTGGGCCAGCTGTTCAATGGAGTAGTTGAGATTCCCTTGATAGAAGGCACGTGGCTTGCCATCAATATGCATCGTTAGCGTGTTCATGACACATCCCTCACTGCAATGTCACCACGAATGAAGAGCGGGTGCTGCAGTGCATTCATTTTCGTGATGACTTTTTCTTGAGTGAACTCATCGTGTGCAATCGTCAGCGCAGATTGAAAGCGTGGTGACTGCACCGTTCTATGGGGCGCGGTACCGCTGACGACCTTATCTTGCTGAACCTTCACATTGCTTTTTAATGTCGTGACTGCGTCGAACAGTTCAATGCTTTCAAGCGTCGATACTTGGGTGGTCTCTTTGATACGCTCATCGATACCGACAATCAAAGTAGATAGATCATTCTTGATGGTTTCAGGCTGCTTAGTCGATTGCGTAATATCAAAGCGGTCACCTTTCTCTAGGTGTGTGATGTCTTTGTTCATCTTCACTGCGCCCGTCACCATTTGCACATTGTGGTGCTGAGTTGGCGTGTCCGGTTTGACTTCACCTAGTAGTAAAGCTTGAGCACTGCGCGAGTTGTCTACCGCTTCATTACTTGAATTAGGCTCAGCTTGAACACCATCGGCCACCGCATTCACTGACGTAGAAAACAGATCAGCGAACTCAATGGGGTTGGTGCTGAGGCTACTCACTGCCGAAAATGCTTTATTGATGGCGTAGTTAATGTCTTGAAGGTTTTCATCTTCGAGGTTCAAACGGTTGGTGATGTCGACCAACACGTTCAATGCGCTGGTGACATCACTCTGAACCCTGTGAATGTCCGATACATCCAAGCCGTTTACTTCTGTTACGAAAGAACGTTTCGACAAGCTCTCGACTATGTTGGCCTGCGTTTTTGTACGAACTGAAGTAGGAGCAGTGATTGATGGGGAAGAGCCAGCGCGAGCAAACTTCAGACTCAGCGTGACCAAGCCTTTCTTGGTACTGATGCTTTGAGATACGTCTTCAAAGACAAGCGGCAGCTCACCCAACCAAGGATGCTCTAGCTCACCAGTTGGTGTTGCTTCTAGGTTTTCAATGAGGGCATTAGCATCGGCCAGAGAACTGGAACCCACAAACACCGCTTCAATCGTGTAAGTTCGGGCTTTTGTTCCCATGACTTTGATGTGTGGTAGGTCAGAGTAGGGGATTTCACTGACTTGCAAGCGCTTACCACCATCAAAGGCGGTCGATAGGATGTTGAGCTTAAGCCCATTCCATCTAGCGTGCTCGTACTGTCGTTCCCACATCAAAAAGCCACCAACTACAGAAGAAAATCAGAATTAGGCAGCGAGAATAAAATTAGTGATGGAGTAGGGCGCTCAGGCCCTGTTCGGACTCACCCACCCCTCCACACCAAAATTCCACACTGCAATTATGCGATCTTAGAACCGCATTTCATTTCGGTAGTTGTATTGGAACACAGCCCCCGATGTATCTACATCGAGGGCTGTTTTAGATAGACGTTATAGAGAGGGTTGAAGATCGTGATCGTGCGTTTGTATACTTTTTTCTGAAAGCAGCCTCATTTTTATCAGCTGAATACGTCGGAAATCTGATTCGTTTGCAATCATGTCGATCGCGTCAAAACATTTATTCCGAGTTTCTTGATCTTCCACTGTAGCATCGAGGCAACTGCGAATTTGGTTTTCAACTGTGCATACCTCGTCATGACTTTTAAAACTTCTAAATACACGCCACACTTCATCTACAGAAGTAGCTTGCAATGCGCGCAAGAGTTCTTCATTTCTCTTACCGTTTTTAACATTTTTTTTGATAATGCTTTCTAGGCTGTCCTGAGTTGGAGCTGGTTGCCTGCTTTTTATATATTCAACTAAACGTCGTGTAAAAATCGAATCTGATAAGTACTTGGAATCATATATTTTCAAAGCTGACAAAGAACTAGTGAGGTGCTTATTACTCTCAAAAAACAAATCCATCAACCTCTGATATTCATCATAATTCAACTGCTTAATAATATAAATGTTGTCATCAAAAGACTTAATTGGTATGGATTCAATCACATCTTCTAATGATGCTACAAGCTCATCAATGATTGGCTCTTCATCTTCATAGAAAGAATATGAGAATGAGTCGATTGCTTTACGGAATCTATCATTTTTTATCTTTAAGCTTTCACTAGCTTGCTTAGTCTCACAATACTTTATGAATAAATCGATATTGAGGAAGCCCTTCTCTATGTAATTAGCTAAAAGTTCATTTAATTCCGGATCTCTATCAATGCCACTTTCACGTACCAACCTATCCCAAAATTTTTGTACAACTCCGTGTTGATCTGCATCTATTCCACATTCTCCCATTAACTCTTTTACTTCATCTTCATCTAACTTAGAGGCCACAAATTTTAAAGGAGGTATTAAGTCTGGGGTAAGAGGATGTGAAAGGTTACACCAATCAAGGAAGGCTAAATTATCAAAAATTTGCCGTTTAACGCTTTCATCATATTTAGGAGTGAGTTGAATAATTTCATCAACCTTAGCTTTAAGGCGAGTTAATATCCTGATGTTATTAATCCCCAATTTAGTGCACCTTTTTTTTAAGTGCACGTAACTAGAGGTATGTTTAGGGAAAGCAACGTCAAAGCATTCGGTAGGAGTCGGTTCATATTTCACCTCCGTATCGACTACTTTTTCTTTGTATTTTACATACTCTGCGAGGTCAGGGCTGTCTTCATTTAACAGTAGAATGATTTTACAGTTTTTTGCCTCTTTTAGTTCAGATACTAACCCTAGGAAATCACGTAATGATATGCTCTTACTGAACCTTTCAATATCATCAAAGCAGATAACACTATTTTTTATAGAAGAATACGCTATTGAGTCATATGCCGTGCTTACAGAAGAACCTAAACCTTTTAACAGAGAGTCGAGAAATGGTTTAGATATTGACGAAGCATGTTTCTTACCTTCTTTAAATAATTGCTGATAGTTTCTTTGTATTGAATTCAGTTCTTCAGGAGTTCCGATTTGTTTTAAGCTAATGGATTGTTCAAAAAGCGTTCTTTTAACATCATCAAGTGAATTTAACCCAAAAAGGCTAACGTAAGAATACTTCTGACAACCTAATTTCGTCTTAAGTGTACACACGTAGTTCTTCCACATATGTGTTTTTCCGACTCCCCAAGGTCCTCGTATCGATAAAACTTCGGCTTTGTCATTAGAAAAAAAATCATCTAGCTTGGTGTTTACGGACTCTACTGACATTCTTGCCTCTAGTTTCAAGTGTGCTGGTAGGCTAAATTTTTATCATGGCTTCCCTTTTAAGTAAATATATCCATCTGATTTACATCACCTTTGCACAGTTCAGGCTGTAACTCTGAGTTTGGCTTCTGACCCGTTGGTTCAATGAAGTGCGAGAACGACGTATGCGCTACAAATACTTTCCCGCAATTCAGGTTTAAACATTGGCAGTAAAGCTCTCGCGTTTCTGAACTGATGGAGCGCGAGGTCGCAATACGAGTTTTGCTTTCACATTTTGGGCATGTCACTAGCATTATTGTAATCTCCCTTCTAAATAATCCGCTTTGGCACTTTGCCAATAACTCACTTCATCCTCATCGGGTTCTTCGGGTATGTAAGGTTCGCCAAGAACCGATCGCCAATAAGCCCGCCGTTCTAAGAAGTGGTGATATTGCGCTTGATAAGTTTCATCTGCTTCTTGCTTTAAATCGCTACAATCGATATCACGACAAGTCATCGACCAACCTCTAGCTCCAGCTGCCCACATCAAGAAGTTATCCATTCGTTCTTTGGCTTCATCACCGTCAAAAGTTATCGAGAACCGGTTACCACTAGAAGCATGCATTTGGCGTGACTTCATTTCTTGCGTGGTTTTCTTAGCCGCATGTTCTAAGCGAATAATTCGCGACTGCAGTTTTTTCAGGTGATCTTCAGGCTTGCCTTGTTGCTTGGCGATACTCGATGCTTTCACGGTTTGAGCTTTCTGCTTATTGATACGTGAGATAGTTCGCAGTAAAGGCTTTTTCCACTGCTCAAGCTTGTAACCCAATTCACGGATAACAGCAGTGATATTGTCAGCTTCGAATGATGCGAGAGTTTCCCAACTTGGTGCGCGTGAGACTCTTGCTATGCTGTAACGATTCCCCTTAATCAAACCTTGGTCAGCATTGTTACCTTTGGCCGCGTAACCAACCGCTTTGATGAGATAAGTGCTGGCTGCTTTCGGCTGTCTAATTCTTTCGATGTGAGCCATGCCATGACCCCATAGCGACTCCAAACGTTTAGCCCAGTCTTTGAAATGCTTTTTATCGACCGTCCATTTCAACAATAAGTGAACGTGCGGGTTGGGTTCGCCATCTTCATTCATTGGGCTTTCGGCTACCCACATATAATGGAAATCAGCTTTCTCTCTATCAGGGCCAAAGGGTGAAGGCTTCGCTTTGAATTGCCCAGGAACGTAGTCACCATCCTCAGTGTACCAACCTCGGTGAAACATCTTTTTGCTGCCATCGAGAAAGCGGGAAGTTTCGCGCCCAATACTGGTATCGAGTGGTTTAATGATTTTGAATGCTTGTTTGGGTAACTGTGTATACAGGCCATCTTTGCCAGGAATAAGATCACCGGTATCTCGTTCAAACTCTACTGGAGTAAATGGGCCGTCAGCATCAATGCCTTCGTCCATTGCGCCAAAAATGGCGTGACGTTGTGCCGGCGTAAAAGTCAAAGTTAGAAATGTAGTAAACCCTTCATGGCATTGAGCAACATATGCACCGCTCTCGAACATGTTAGAAACGCTCTTTGGTGTTAGCTTTTCCGTATAACGAGTACCCGAATTAGCCTCGGGTGCATTTCCTGCAGGCGTCTGGGTAACAATTTGAGCGCGCATTTGCCCAGACCAGTCTCGTTTTTGCAGTTGAAGAGAGATAGGGGAGAGCTTCCTTTCGAAAGGGGGCCTTTTCTCATGCTTCAGTGGTAAAACTCGCGCGGTATTTCGCTCTGTACTTGCGTATAACGCATCAAAGCTTTCATGGCCCATTCGGCTATCAAGCTCTGTCTTGGTGCCAATGGGTTGCCCAATAGCCTTCACACGCTTGTTGATTCGAGCCAACTTTAAGCGCTTTTTCTCGTGTCGGACTTTTGCGCCCTTGGACAAGCCTAGTGTCTCCGGCCTTTCGGCCGCCGCTTCGCGGTCGGGTTTGGAGTTTGAATTTAGCCTTTTGAAATGTTCAGTTGCCAACTTAACATCTGTTACGTGCTTTGATTTTTGATTAAAAACACGGTCGTAAACAGGAAGAGATTTGACTACGCCAGAATCGAGCAATTGTTGCTCGTATTCTGTGTAGTGAGGAATTTTGGAACCTAAAAAACCAGCTTCATAGCTGGCATTAGCAGTTTTAACTTCATCAATAGGCCGGACGGCTCCGGCCACATGGTACAGAGTTTCAATCTTCATCGCTTATTGCTTCACATCCCCTGGATTCGCATTACTTACCGAGCCCCAAGGTTCAGCGCACCCGTTTTCACTACACACATAATTCATTGGCTGAGAGTTGCCCTTAACACGCTTTTTAATGCCGTGTTTTTCGCGCAACTTCGACACTAAAAAGCGCGCTCGCTCTCGTTTCTTTGGATCTGGGTTCTCCATTCCCGCCATATCAGGGCAGGGCTTGTGTATTGGAGAAGTGATAGGCAAGTCAGCCGTCGATTTAGCAAGTCTAAAAGTAACGTCACTCATAATTCGCTAAACTCCTGTGTGTCCATAATCATGTGACCGCCAGTGTGATTGCCTTTTATGATCACGCCATTCATAACGTGTTCGCAGTTCAACGCCTCGCATGCCGACTCAATAGCAAGTTTTGGCGTATCAAACTCGCCTAAGTGAAGGTTCATTACCTCATTGGTTTCAGCGTGACGAACCACGCCGCCACCGCTGTTCAAAGTTACCGCTATATAACTCAGCATCAGTTCGCCCCCACAGCTGACAAACAAAACTGTTCGAATTGATATAACGCTTCATCATCAAAATGGCCTAGGTCACGTAGACCAAGCATTTCAAGAAACAGGTGGCGGTTACCCATATCTAAGCTCGTCCAGTGGTGAAGCTGTGAAACTTGTTCGATCGAACCGTTGCGATACCAACTAGGAAATGAATGCCCGAAAAACAAACAAGCACGTTCACCGTCCATTGCCTTTTTAATATCGGCTAATACGTCAGCTTGAGAACGATGTGTTTCAATGGGTGTTTGCTTCTTAGCAATTGCATCTAATTGGCATAGCAATTCATGCTGTTGTTCTGTGCTACTTGAACTAAAGCGCTGTGCAATGAGTTCAAATGATTGTTCAAAAAGGTGATTTTCGAGATTACTCATGGCGTCATTGCTCCTAAAAAATTAGTTGTGGGTGAGGTTCGTATTGCATGGTTCTTTCTCCATCCCGAGTTTCTCTTTGGCAAGCTCAAGGAACTTGGCAATTTGAGTTTGATTTTGAGCGAAGTCTTCGACCTTATACAAAGGGAAGTACATAGAAGCTCCCCATCCGTCAGGGCCTGCTAAATAAGCTTCAGCAGCTTTCACGCCTTCGACATATCCAGCCTCGTAGACATAAATCTTGTCTTCACCTGAAGTGATGGTTTTGAGTAGAGTTTTCATACTGATTCCTTCTGGCAAACCTTGAACTGGTCGAGAGCATCACCCGCTTGCTTGTGAATGCCACGCCACAATGCGATCAAGTTATTCTGAAGTTGCTCTTGGCCTTCCACTTCGTTCGTTTGATACTTAGTGATAGTGAGTGCAGCAACATTTTCGATGTTGAGTGCTTCTTCTAATGAGTTGATTTGAATCGCGATAAATGGTTTTTTCATAATTACACCCCGTAATTAAGTAAGACCCGGTAAAGGCGCACCGTTGGCTATCAAGTCCACACCCATACATAAGAAAGGGTGTGCACCACTTGTGCGGTCTTCTAGGTCGTTGATGAGTAGCACCAAGTTGCTAATGCCAGCTTGTGCCGTTTTGATAATTGAGTTTCGAGTTGAGCGAGGCAGGGCTCTTTGGCCTGCCGTGTCTAACGCGAGCTGAGAGATCTCTCCAGCAATCACAGAGTTGCCTAGAGCTCGTTTAATAAACGTTTCTCTTTCACCTTCAGGAATATGAGCAGTCACTAGCCCTAACTGACGAAGTACAACTTCTAAAATTACGTAGTCATCCGTAGCTTTAGAAATTGCCATCATTTCAGGTAAAGAAAGTACGTGCGGTTGCTCTATATTCAGCTTGTTACGCAACATGTTTGAACGAAGGCCACAGGCTTTGGCTATGTCTGTTAGCTCGTTACGGTGTCGAGCTCGAAACAAGCTGCATGCTTCGTTGTACTGTTCTTGTACATCAGCTAAAAAGACGCACATTGTCTGGTTCACTTCCATGTCTGATACTCACTATGAAACATAAGAAAAGTGGTTAGCTTTAAGCTGGCTTAATGGTGACCGAATTTGCCATAGACCGATTCCCACTCGCGCTTAGCTTCAGCTTGCTTGCGGTCAATGTAGAAAGCTAAATCATCAATAGAAACAAACAGAGGAGCTTTAGTGCCTTTGTTCGTTTCTGTTTCTTCATGAAGTCGAAAGGTGGGGATAGGGAACTCATTCGCACTTACTTTGCCTTTGGCTGTCGCGTACTTCATTCCAAAATATTGCTCAGAAATCTCAGAAAGTTTTACTACTGGGGAACCAAATACAGCATGCAACGCATATTGAGTATTCATAGGGTTAGCCTCATTTCCACTACGCCACTGACGTGATATAGTTATTAGTTAGTTGCAGTTTATCTTCGTTAATCTCTTACAATATCGAACTTAAACTGTGTTTATAGTGTGTTTATGTGTTCTTATGCTACGATCTTGTTATTTGTGTGTCTAGTGTTTTTATGTGTGCTTTTGGTGGTTTTATGAAGGAATGGTTTCTGAGTGCTGAACTCGTGGGGTTAGATGGAATGGCTAACTCTTCTTCAGGCGTGGCTCAAAAAGCTAGGAGAAACAATTGGTTAAGTCGAGGTTCTAAGGAAGGTACTCGGGCTTTGGAGTACCATATTTCCAATTTTCACCCAGATGTAAAAAAACAGCTGATTGAGAAATACGTCACGGATCTTGATGAAGCGAAATATCTATTAACTGCATCAGCACCTAGCGAAACTTCGACGCCAATAGATATGTCTGTAGGGCAAGTTGATATTGGTAGCGGGCAAACTAACCAGCAGGTTGCTAGTCGAACTTCTCGCAATACCGATGACAATGTCACAGAGATGTCGAATGTTAAGTCTGTGAAAGCCACTTCTCAAATAGGCGATATGTGTGCTGTACCTGTGTACAACGTTTATGCGTCTTGTGGATTTGGTTCTCAAAACGATACCGAGTACCAACTCAGAACTGAATTCCTACCATGCTTATGGTTAAGACGTTTCGGCCTGACAGAAGAAGATGCTCGTATCATCATTTGCCACGGCGACTCAATGGAAGACACTTTGAGCGACGGCGATGAAGTATTAGTCGATACCCGAGAACTCGATCACCCAGTAAAGCACGGTGTCTATGTTGTTCGTATTGGTAAGCACGTTTACATAAAACGCCTGAAGTACGACATCATGGCTGAGGGCTATAAAGTCATCTCAGACAACAAAGAAGAATATGATTCGTTTATCGTGAATGAGGAAAAACTCGACGAGTTCGCGGTAATCGGAAAAGTTGTTACTACCGTCATGAAGGCGGTAATTTAGAAAAGCGAAGGCGACCTCGGGGTCGCCTTTTTATTGATAAAAAAGTTTATAATAGAGATTTTTCAATAATGTATTCAGAGACGCGAGTTTTTAAAAGCGCATTCGATTCACAACAAAACGAACATGATACCTACCGCTCTCTTCTAGCAGAAAGTTTGGCTAGTTTTAGGAAAAGAGTTGGTGAACTAATTACGACTGTACCAGCAGAAGTCCCAGGTTTGACAGTGCATGATCTAACTCACATGGATGCTTTATGGGAGATGCTAGATATCTTGGTTGATGGAAGTTACCCGCTCAACCCAGCAGAAGTTTATGTCCTTGGAGGTGCAATTCTTTTACATGATTCAGCAATGACTATTCATGCATATAAAGGTGGGATTGAAGAGGTTAAAAAATGTGATGAATATACAGATGCATTAAGTTACTTCCAGTCTAATAGTAACCTTAAAGTGGATTGTAGTGAATATGAGTTAGCCTCACAAAAATATGCTACGAGTGCGACCTTGCGGTTAAAACACGCAGAACAGGCACAAGCCTTAGCCACACAAGATTGGTCTGATAAATTTAATGGGGATGCGAGATATCTGATTGAAAATTCAGAATTACGTGAGCACTATGCCTATTCAATTGGACTAATCGCTCATAGTCATAATTGGAATATTAGTCAGCTCATAAAGAACTTAAGTGAGTCTAAAGGTGCCTTCACCTCTTTCCCTAGTACCTGGTCTGTGAACGAAGTAAAGTTAGCATTAATACTTCGTTGTATAGATGCAATGCATATAGATGATCGAAGAGCCCCTTCTTTCACATCTTCAATTAGATATATCGGTCCTGAGTCTCTTATTCACTGGGAGTTTCAAAATAAGTTAGCAAAACCAAGTTTCGATGCAGAAAGCCAAAAATTGGTTTATACATCTAAATCCCCATTTACTGTTGATAAAGCACCAGCTTGGAATTTGTGCTTTGACACTATCCAAATGATTGACAAAGAGTTGCGAGATTCAGGAGATACCCTTCAACAAATTGGTTTACCTCCCTTTAAGGTTACAGGTGTTGTTGGGGTCCGTAGTCCTGATTCATTATCTAATTATGTTCAAGTTAGCGGCTGGACTCCACTTCCTCTTAATTTGAGTGTATCTGATGTCCCTTCTTTGGCAAAGACTCTGGGTGGTAAGGATCTCTACAATTACCCTTTAACTCCACTACGTGAATTGATTCAGAATGCAGCGGATGCTATTGAAGCTAGATCTGTCTTAGAAGATGACTTTGAACTTCTTGAAGATGGAAAAATAACAATAAAGATCAATGAGTTGGATGAAAAAATTATTTTGGAAGTTCTTGACAATGGTATAGGGATGTCAGAGCGAGTGTTAACCAAAGCATTGTTAGATTTTGGTTTATCTTTTTGGAAATCATCAGCAGCTAGAAGTGAATTTCCCGGTTTGCAGAAATTTACTAATAAATTGAGAGGACGTTATGGGATTGGTTTCTTTTCGGTATTTATGTGGTCCAACAATGTAACTGTAAGCTCCAGACGATACCAAGATGGTCAAGGCGATGCTAAAACATTAGATTTTCAAGATGGAATGGATTCACGACCAATATTGAGAGAAGCTCAAGACAAAGAGAAGTCGACTAAATGGACTTCAGCAGTTCGTTTAATTATAGACAAGAAAGAGTTTTATAATAATGTCTCTCGAGACATTAACAGGCCCAAGCAAAGATTTGTAAAATCGAAACCTAACAGTGTATTAGTAGGTGGTGACTTGGCGAAAAAACTAAAAGAAATGTGTGGTATTTTACCTATTCGAGTTGTGCTTCAAGAAGGGGATAATGAAGCAGTAACGGTCAGTTTGCCTGACTGGAAAATTTGTTCCAACGAAAAGTTTATTAATTTTTTTGAAGGCACGCTTTTCATATTAAATGAATATGAGAAACACTATATAGATTCGCTGACAACAATCAAAAAAGACGGGCAAGTAACAGGCAGAGTATTTCTGACTCCATATGAAGGGGAAATGTTAAAAATAGCAGTGTATGAAAAAGGAATCTTTGTAAACACTGATTCTGAGAACAAGCTTTCCGGCGTGATAGAGTCGTGTACTACGAACGCTGCAAGAGACCGATTACCGGACCTAAACCACTACTCAGGAGAGTGGCTTGAAGAAATTGGTCAAAAAAGTTTAGCTTTAAGCAAAAACTTGGGGGAAGTATTAAGCATTCAAAGTTTGTTACTGGACAAAGGCCAAGGTTCGGATGAACACCCTCAATTTATACTTAATCGTGAGATTATGTCATTTAATCAAGTTAAAGATGTACTTAAATCTAGCAAGAGGTTCAACGTAACTTTAGAAGTTCAAGATCACTCGAGAGGTTTAGCTTGGAGTAAGAGTGATTCTTTAGATGTATTAACTGGTCTTGATGTAGATGAATTTAGACTACATACAATTGTCGGACGTAAGTATAATAAGCAGTATATGGGGTATTTTGACTCTTCTTTACAAGCAGAAGACACTAATCAAATGATGAAAGAGTTTATTATTAAATCTGACAGTTCTTTAGCTAGAGTTTTAAATAAGCTTGCTAATTGCTTTGGAGGCGACTTCCAAGCGCATGTGAACTACATAGAGAGGCGAGCAAGTTATAATAAAGACGAAATAAACTTGGAACTATCAGGTAAGTGATAATAGTATGAAAGCACCTTTGAGGTGCTTTCATACTAATGTTTTAGTTTATATGGAGACAGCCAGATTATTATTCCAATGTGCAGGTATGATTAGCAAGTAGAATTGTATGCATTACAAACGAATTAATTGGGACAAGTAACACTGTCTAAGATATTCATTAGATAATTCGGATAGCAGAAAGTAACAATGCCTACGATAGTTAGTATTACGAGCAAAACCATAAAATGAAACTCATTCCATCGAACTAGTTTCCGAAATTTAATGCTTGGATCAGAACGATTTAAGTCGCAATTGACTTTGTTGAGTAGATCGACTTCTTCTTTTCTATAATCTATCCAAGAGAAAAGAATTGCTACACTTAGCCCCAGTAGATAAATACAGGTAATAATCAACGCAACCCCTGCTGACGATATCGCAAAAGAAACTGTTTCATTTGATATCTTACATTCTGTCCCTGCGATTAAAGAGGCAATGACGAATGTAGATAGTGCAATTATCACTTTTAACAGTGTTGTGAAATTTGCTTGCTGCTGATTATCTAAGAACTTGATTTTTTCCTGAATAAACTTGTATCTTTCGACCGCGATTAGGTCACTTAACTCTTTGTTTTGTTGCGCTGAATGTATATTAGTTTGCATTGTTTTTTTGTGCTCGTATGAAGGTTAGAGAGAACTCAGTCAAACATTTTTACTTCTGAGTTTTATATCCCACAGTGTTGTAGTTTGGTCTTTTGTATATTCTAACAATGTGCAATTGCTGGCACTAGAGGTTATTTTTATATGTTCATTTGAGATCGTTTAAACCATCTTTTTAGCGGCATTTTATCATATCTTACGTTCATGCAATTTATGCGGGAACAGTTGGGTATAAACCTGCCACAAGGTGTTTAGGTTTCTATGGCCAGTTACCTGAGCAACCTCTTCAATGGTAAAGCCTTTCTCGAACAAGCGGCTTGCACCTTCACGGCGTAGGTCATGATAGCGCAGGTTATCAACTCCAACCTTTTGACACACTTCAACAAAGCCTCGTCCAACTGAGCGTGGGTTATAAGGGAATATCAGCTCTCCTTTACGCTCTTGCTTCATTACTATATCAAATGCTTCACCGAGTAGAGGAACGACCATATGGTTGCCTTCTTTCTTACGTGGGTCTTTTCGGTCACGTACGATCACTGTTCTAAGTTCTTCGTTTAAGTCTTCCCATCGAATGCCACACACTTCACTTACTCTCATACAGCTCAGGATGCTGAAGTCTAGAAGCATGGAGTAGGGGATTTTGTTTTCTCTGCGCTGCTCGCGTTCTTCTAGTGCTTCTTTTAACAGGTCTATTTCATCGGTAGTAGGGCGTCTTGTTCGTTTCTCTGATTTACCGATGAGTTTCATTTCATACAGGATAGGTGTTGCTTCTAAGAATGTGTTCACGTTCGCTGCAACGTTGAATACAGGTTTAGCTCGTTTGAATACCGAACGTAAATAATAGATGTCGGAATAGACGGTAGAGGGCTTGGTTCCCGTACTGCATCTATCTTGGCAGTGCTCAATCAAGTCTTTAGTCGTTAGCTCATCGGAATAGATTTTTGCTATGTCACAATCGCGGAGCATTTTTAATACGGTTTGTTTAGATCGGCCAGTATTGTCCCAGAGGTTTTTGTTTTCAATGAACATGTCTAGCAGCTGGCCAATGGGTACAGAACGGTCTTGAGTTTCACCTTCGTCTATCTTTCGGACTTCATTTTTTGCCCAGGCAGTAGCGAGCGTTTTCTTCTTATGAGTTTTGGAAAAACGTTGAGCAATTTTGCTTCGATGTTTCACGGTAACGGTGGCTTTGTAGCGAGATTCACCGCTCGCTAGAGTTCGCTTTTCAATACTATAAGATGCCATGAACGTGTGCCTCTGAGGTGTACCAAAAGGGTGATTTGAGGGGTACAAAAGGTGTACCAAGGTTCAGAGATTATAGCAGTTTATTAAAGTTCTTCTAGGTTGTTATTTGTATTAAGTGTTTGAAACTAATGGTGTATGTGGCTATTGCTAGGTAGGGCGGGGAGTGGCGTATTTTAGTAAAACTTATAGATTGTCGGTTTAAGAGCCATTGAGAGGGTGTCTTAGGTAGAAATAGTGAGGGGGAATATTACCTTAAATCTCTGAATAGCGGGTAAAAAAATAGCCAGCAGAGGCTGGCTATTTTTAGAAAGCTTTAAAATACTAAATTAAAGTACTTTGATGCTGTCAGCTTGTGGGCCTTTTTGACCTTGAGATACTACGAACTCAACTTTTTGGCCTTCAGCAAGAGTTTTGAAACCGTCGCCTGTGATTGCAGAGAAGTGTGCGAATACGTCTGGACCGTTTTCTTGTTGAATGAAGCCGAAGCCTTTAGTTTCGTTGAACCATTTTACTGTACCAGTAACTGTGTTAGACATGATGATATCCTAAAATTTAATTTTTATAGTGAGCCAATTGTGGCACTGATAGCGTGGAAAAGTTTATTGCTATTGCGTACAACACAACGGGGTTACTAGTAATCCAACGAAATGTTTATATACAAAGAACTTTCTTTCTAGCCGAGATGAAGTCTAAATCAAATCAGGGGATAGTCAATCGAATCCATAACGAAAGGTTGCAGAAACTTGGGGGCAGTCAAACTTTGCATTCCTTAAATATCATGGAGTTACAGTAGTATGGTGATTTGTTGTCGTTTTTGTGAAAAACGTGGGTAAAAATGATGACAAATTTGGAGTAACTACACTGGTTTTATACGTGTAACCACTAAGTCGAGGCCTTTGAAATAACCACTACCAACGTCAGGTTTTCAAACCGCGAGTTCGGCAGACGTTTCGCTAGATTTGAGTCCTATTAAACGGTAAATAAACGGACGCAACCATGCCTTATAATTACGGTGTGATTGCGTATCGTGTTACTTCTTCAGGCGATATAGATTGCCATTGTCAGTGCTGAAGAAAATGTCGCCGTCGGGTGAGGTTTCGATGTCTCTTATTCTTTCACCTAAGTCCTCTAGAATACGTTCTTCTTTGATTGCCCCACCTTGTTCGTTGACTGTCACAATATTGATGTGGGTAAGTTTAAGTGCGCCTGCCAACAGCTTGCCTTGTAATTCAGGGTATTTGTCACCTTGGTAGACGATCAAACTACCCGGAGCGATTGAAGGAACGTAGACTTTTTTAGGTGCTTCAATGCCGTCTTTGGTTTCAGATTCACCCACGCTGATAGGGCCCCAATACTCTTTACCGTGTGAGGTCACTGGCCAGCCGTAGTTAGCGCCTGCTTTTATTAGGTTGATTTCATCACCCCCGCGTGGCCCGTGTTCAATCGACCAAAGCTTTTTACTGGGGAAGTCGTAAAAGAGCCCTTGTGGATTGCGAT